TGCAACTGTGCTTTGCAGCACAGTTGTATTACTTACGGATAATGTAATTCGGTATATTTTATCGATTATGTTGTTGTTAACAGTTTATGACACTCTAAATGAGTCTTACATACTGGCGCCTACCGCGGCTTCAGTATGTAATCAAGAAGAAAGTTCCATCGACTGTCTAACGACAGTCGTGGTTTCTCTCTTTATTTGTATTATAAATTGCTAATATCACAATTATATTATTCCGTATATTACTGTGTATTTCTGTATCATGTGTAATATGTTTTCTAATCACAGGATGCTTGGTCAAGGACTTAAAAGCTCCCGATAGGGCACCATGGGAGAACTGATTATTAATTCAGTATCTTAAACAGCAGTATTGTCTAACCACGACTAGCCTGCGTCTATTTTCTCTTTTAGTTAAAATAGGACAAGCCTATCACCTTGCGTTTTTGTTAACGCCCACTAGTTCCGATTAACCAAGTGGTTAAACTTAGAAGTTAATCAATTAAGAGATGCATTGGAGTCCTCTGCTCCATTACTCTATAAAAACCTACCCCAAAGAGTAGAACTTGAGGGATGATATGATTATAGCCTAACTAACTGGCACCATAAGTGAAAACGTTAGTCCCCACACATGCCCGGTCGTCTCTTGTGACGGACGGGGAATCGTAGGGTCATGATCCTCACGACTTGAAAGAGCTTGCTCTTAGCAAAGGATATACATCACGGAGATCTAAGGATCAATGAAGTGATTAAAACGTGGCCCGCCGTATTGAACATACAAACCCATTAATTTCGGGTTTAGTTCAATGCAACGGTTGTGTCTTCTATTAAATTACATGGCCCAAGCATTATCTAAACCAATCACATCACAAGGAGGAAATTTAGGATTTAACGAGAAGGATTCAAGAAGAAATAAATTCAAGAAGAATCAAGAATCTGCAAATAAGCAGAAGGTAAGGGACCAAAATAGAAATAAAAAGGGTCCGAGTATGGAGAAAATATGGAAGAAGAAGGCGGAAATGAAGCGCATCATTGAGGATGCTGAGTCTCAGTCAGGAGAGGCGGATTTCATGAGTAGTATAAATGACATATTAAAGGAATGGGAACTTCCTGATGGAATCACTACTATGTTTCTTAAAATATTATGTTACTATAGATCAATCAGGAAATCTGTGGATTGGGAACAATTTGTTTCTACAACAGGCTTATTTTTATTAAGTCTGTGTGACAATGACACCAATTTTAAACAAGTAATTAGTCAGGTGTTGTTCGACAAACCAGTAGAACTGGGTTCCCTATCGGTGGATGATATGCCTAATTCACAATCAGGTGAGACATTTAGCGAATCTCTTGATATGTTGAAAAAGTTTAAATTACTTAAGGACAATGAACTTACGAGACGCATAGTTCAAGTTATAGCTACCGCATTCGCCTGCGGTTTGGTGAGAGGGAAGAAAGACTTGTATCTTACGCCGATTAATCTTTCATTTGTTTTGGAACAATTTACGAGAAACTCAGATACAGTTTTTGATTTTTTCGATGCACTATTGAATACTTTTCAATTTATAGTAGAGAAAGGTCGTATTTGCTTCCAACAAAGGACATTTGCCCCCCTATTTATGTCGGACGAACAAGCCGTAGATTATGAAAAGGATTTGGCTGAAGTGTTAGGTTTTTGGCCTGCAGTACAAGCAGGTAACTACAAAGACACGCCCTTTATTGATGTCCCGCATTTTGCCAATGCATTGGATCATCTTTATATCGCTACTACTGCTCTTGTGGAGCAAAGTACCGATTCTTTTTCCAAAAGATATCACGCAAAAACTTTGGAAAAGCTTAATACTATACAAGCCAAATTTAAATCTCAAGAAAGGTCTGGAGGATTGCGTGAGGCACCCTTTGCTTTCTGTGTTTACGGAAAATCGTCTATAGGCAAATCATCAATTATGGCTGCCCTTACTGATTATTGTTTAAAGGTTATTGCCCATCTCAAAGATCCAGAGAGAACGTCATTTGAAATAGACCCTCGTATGATTTGTTCTCAAAATACAGATGATAAATTTGATTCAGATTATAGGTCCTATACTTTGGCAGTTTTATTTGACGATGTGATGAATGGGCGCATAGAAGTAGTTCCTGGGAGTCCATTAGAAGCTCTTATTCGTTATATTAACAATATTAAGAGCACTGCCTTGAAGGCGGATGTACATGAAAAAGGGGTTATTCAAAAGGAACCTTGGCTTGTTGGTGCATCTACTAACATAAAGAATTTGCAAGCTGACCAGTGTTCAATTGAGCCTATATCTATCTTGAGGAGATTCAATTTACATATTGAACCTCACGTGGCCCCAAATTACCAAAAGGATGACGGCATATTTTTGGATGGAAAAAAGCTTGCTGCGGCCGATCAAACTGTACCCGATGCATGGAGATTTAACGCTTATCACTACGAATACGACGATAAGTTATATAAGCAAACCTCTACGCAGACGACACAGGCCTACACTTCAGTTCCCTTCAAGTTCACAGGTGGAGATGGGAAAGAGTACGTGTCTACAGATATGGACATGGAACAACTGCAGTGGCTGATATTTTCATTGATTAAAGATCATTTAAAAGCTCAACGGAGTGTTTTGGCTAGCAACGATAAGATCAACAAGGAGCAATTGTGCCAACATCATTTACATAAGTCTATTTGTAGTGTTTGTTCCCCTGATCATATTAAACCGCAGTCCCGTCGTACTCCAGTTCCTACTAGGGACATTAATACCAGTACGGTAACCGATGTGTCGAGTGAAAGCGGCCCTGTAGTAAATTGGACGGAAAGATTGTTTACGTTTTACAATTGGCAATTTTATTATGTATTTTTTAAATGGCTGTTGCAATCTGTTTATGACTTTATTTGTGGGATAAACATTCCAGGGTGGTTTTCGTCATCCACTCGGAGTAGATTGGAAAGGGCTCAGCGTCGCGTGGAGTATTACACGGCTGCCACAGTATTTTATGCACGGAACTGGTTCCAAAATGTGGAGGATACCATAGCCGAGATCGAAAGTTTGAGATATATATCATGGGAACTCACTGATCTTATTCCTGATAGCTGGGTTGAAGATTCGCGTTTCGCGTGGATGTACATGTTCAAATACGATCAATCATATTATCCCCAACTTGTCTTGTCAGCTATAATATTCTGGCTATCTAGTGTGTGGATTACACTAAAAATTTACGGGCAGAATATGTTTTGGCGCAACTTTTTTGCCACATTAGGATATGTATATATTGCTTTACTATTACGGAAGAAATTTCTCATGAAAGAACTTAGAACTCGTCGTGGAGTGTTGCGAGGTGTAATAAAGCACTCTATGAAGATGATGGTTGGTACGTCTATCCAAGTTATGCTTACTTTTGGTGGCATTGCGGTTTCGTACAAGCTTGTGAAAGCTGTACTCAAAACCATTGGAATCGTTGGCAAGGCATCACATGGCGGTGCGGTCGACATCGGAAGTGAGAAGGAGAACGTATGGCTTGATGTGGTCCCTATGGATCTTCCAAAGCGTGATCCCAAAACAGACACGCTATCCGCCGACCACGTCAGTAAAATTGTTTCGAAAAATACCACTGCATGTATATATGATGATTCGACTTGGTCTTCAGGTTTTTTCCCCAGGAGTCAGATATTACTTGTACCAACACATGAAATTGCTAATAAAGAAAGGATCAATTTAAAGTTACGTAAAGACAATGTTAAACATCTTTCTGGTGGCAATATAGAAATGGAGATTACTCCTGCCAGGATATATAATTTTCCTGGTAAAGATATTTCGGCTGTGTATCATGCTAGATATCCAGATAAACAAGACTTGACACATTTGTTTCCACGTGAAATTCCTCAGGATCGCAACCCCACTATATGGGTTACGAGGAAACAATCTGGATTAATTGAAAACGGTACGGCCCGCCGCAACGGTGTCGCCGCACAAGTTAGTACTGATAAAACCATTTTCTATAATTCAACCATTGTTACATATAAGGAAGAAACGGCCGGCGGCGATTGCATGAAATTACATGTCGCTGATGTAAGGAGCGGTAGTCATATTGTTGGTTTTCATCTCGCCGGAAAAAATCATGCTGGATATTTGTCAACACTTACCCAGGGTGATTTAGAAGAGTGCTACAAACATTTTGATGCACAACCAACTACTCGCCTGTCAGCTACTATGGGAGATATGCGGACTCAGCTATATGGTAAAGATTTCACCCCCCAAAAACCCAAGAATAAGAAATCTACGATTAATTATTTAACTGATGCTGAAATCAATTATTATGGGGATTTACCCGCATTTGTCACTCGTCCAAAGAGTAGTGTGGTTAAGAGTCCGATTTCCGACTCCATAGCATCACACTGTGGTGTGGAAAACAAGTACGGAAAACCGGCGAATTGTAGGAAAGATGAAACGAAAATTCCATCACAAGCCCCCTACAATAAATACTATTGTGGTGTAGGAAAAGCCACTCAAGAGTTTCCTTTAGAAGTTTTAGAAATTGCCCAAAATGATTATCTAGACGATTGTCTTTCTAACAAGAAGATGTTATCTGATCTTAAGAAATTACGTCCGCTAACGGAGATAGAAACCATATCAGGACAGGATGGAGTCAATTTCGTTGATAGTATGAAAATGTCCACCTCGAAGGGCTTTCCCCTAGCAGGAGATAAAGAGGAAATTATATCTCATTTGGACCCGGAAGATTTTGAAAATATCTCCGATCCGCGTGTATTTGATGATATATTTATGGACGATTGGAGGAAGGCTCGCCAGCTATATATAGCAGGTTTAAGAGCATATCCGGTCTTTAAAGCGTGTACCAAGGATGAGCCAACCAAGCTCACTAAGGATAAAGTTCGGGTATTTCAAAGCGCTCCATTAACTTTACAGTGTATGATTCGCCAGTACTTTTTGCCCATAGCTGCATGTATGTCACGCAATCCTACTACAACTGAATGTGCTGTAGGAATTAATTCTCAAGGTCCACAGTGGAACAAGTTGATGAAATATCTCTCTCGATTTGGTAAGGAAAGAATGGTTGCGGGTGATTTCAGAGCTTATGATCAACATATGTCTTCCACTATGACATCAATAGCTTTTTCCACTATGATCGAATTGGCCAAACATTGTGAAGGGTATACACCTGAAGACATCAAAATTATGTCTAATCTTGTCGCGGATGTTGTGCATCCTATGATGTGTGTTAATGGAGATTTGGTAGAATTATTGGGATCTAATCCATCTGGACAAAATCTTACCGTTCATATCAACTCTATTGTGAATTCCTTGTATCAGCGATGCGTGTTTTACACCATATACCCACCAGGAGAATTAGATACTACTAAGTTCCGAGATTATGTAGCTCTTATGACCTATGGTGATGATAATGTAATGTCGGTATCAGATAAGGCTCCTCTTTATAATCACACCAGAATGATGGAAGTTTATGCTTCTCAAGGTATTGAATACACTATGGCTGACAAGGATGCAAAATCCGTACCTTACATTACGTTTGAAGAAGCAGATTTCCTAAAACGTGCCACAGTTTTTCATCCTGAGTATACAGATCCTACCACGGGTGTGGAAGGTATGTATTTAGCAAAACTGAGTGAGGATTCCATTTTTAAGAGTTTGCATTGTAATATGCTCTCAAAGGTGGTCTCAAAAGAGGAGATAGCACGTCAGAGTTTGGATGGGGCTTTACGTGAGTTATGGTTTCATGGCAAGGAGCATTTCGAGATGCGCCACGAACAATTCAAGCGTGTTGTAGCTGAACATGATTGGCAGCATGTAATATCTCCTAATTTTTACAAGACTTTTGAGGAACGTGAGGAAGAATGGTTAGACAAATATAATCTAATACGTTCGGATATTGCTGTAACTGCTGCAAACCGTGGGGAAGCTTAATTTCTTCTTTTTGGACTGGAAGAAATTTTGTGTACATATTTATAAGTCCTTTTTGACTGCCGATGTCTATAAAAGCCTGGCGCTAGCTGCATCTAGTTGTTACCTAAGTAGGAATGTGCCTTTATATATTAGTGATTTAGTGAATTTCATATATATTTATCGTTTTGCATATGTTTTCATACCCTGTATATATTTGTATTTATAAAACCTTACTCTCATTGCGTCATTGCTTCACGCGCAATTTGGAGTCTAAACATAGCTGATAAGCAGGTAAAACATTTTCAATTATTACGGACAGATTATTGCCATGTCTTAAACAGGCAATTAGTGGGGGAGAGCCTCGAACCACCCACATTGAGAGGACACCTACCGTTCATGTTCATCAGACAAGGGACGGTTCCTTGGAACTTGATATAGGGAGACATCCTATTGATTTTTCCAAATCAGACATAGACGCTATTTCGCAAACAGGACCAGTAGATAGATTGGTAGGATTGACCGGGAAGTACACACCAACCTGGGCAGTGCAAAAACCTCCTGATGTTGTAGTTGATGTCAGTTACATGACTTATGTTAAATATATTAAGTCTTTTCTTAAAACTGCAAAAGATGAACCCGATGGCGTTGTTAGAGGTCAGTGGAATGACAGTTTACGAAAGTATACCAGTGGATCCAAATATTTCAAAGAATGGAAAGCAAAACAGCTAGAAGAATTTGTATCTGATCCCGCTGGTGAACTCTTGCCCAGTTATATTGAAGACGCACAATCACAGAGTGGTGAAATGCGTCAGGAAGGTGTGGAAACGACTACTGAATCCGAAGTCGAACAAACTATGGAATTTCAAACTGATATCGATCAGGTCAAAGTAGACATTGGTACAGTCGTTGATAGTACCCGTCTCCAGGCTTCTGTGAAGAATACGGAGCTAGGCGAGTTTCTATCTAGACCCTTGAGAATTGGATCGCACAATTTAACAAATGGGTTTTACTTGGATGTAGCATTTAATCCTTGGATGGAATTTTTATCGAATGGGGCAGTGAGTGCCAAATTGGAACACTATTCCCTCATTCGTGGCACTATGCACGTTAAGTTTTTAATCAATGGTGGACCTTTTTATTTCGGAAATATCATTTGTGGATATAAACCGAGAGGCGCAGGATTTGATTTTGTACAAGGGAATAATAATATTGTAGAAGATTATTTTCAACGAGCTATTTTATTGAGTCAAAGGCAACATTTGATTATTAATCCTACTAATAGTCAGGGAGGAGAACTAGAATTACCTTTCTTCCACGATAAAAATTATCTCGATTTGATAGCTTCCGAAGATATATTGGATATGGGGGAAATCAGTATGATTTCATTAGCACCTTTAGATCGAGCAATAGGGGCTAATAACCAGCGTCAAATCAACATAACTGTTATGGCGTGGATGACTAACGTTGAACTAGCCGGTCCCACAACACGTGGTATTCTTTCGCAATCAGGCAAGATAGATAGGGATGAATATGGGAAAGGTATTATTTCACGACCAGCGAAGGCCATTGCGAGATGGGCGGGACGGTTAAAAGCTGTACCGGAAATAGGACCGTATGCAACTGCCACGCAAATGGCAGCCACAGGGGTCGGAGCGATGGCAGAACTTTGGGGATTTTCTCGTCCCATAAATGTAGAACCAATCAGGCGGTATAAGCACCAAATGCATGGTATACTAGCCAATAGTGCCATTGACGAAGCCGTTGAAAAATTGTCATACGATCCGAAACAGGAACTGACAGTAGACCATAATATTACCGGAGCTAGTCTTGATGACGAAATGTCAATTAAAGCAATCACTTCCAAGTCGAGTTTGTTAACTTACTTTAATTGGAGTGCTACAGCCAACGAAAATTCTCTTCTAGGAACTATTAATGTTACACCATGTCACTGTAGTACACGGAATAACGGTACAAGTGAATATGGTACGGAATGGGTGCAAACACCTTTGGCACACGCGACATTTCCATTTAAATATTGGCGTGGTGGTATTAATTATCGTTTCCAAATTAACTGTAGTGACCTCCACAGAGGTAGACTTTTATTAGTTTATGATCCTCGTGGATTTAGCGGAACGTCAATGCCGGATACTAACACGGTTTTCGCCCGCGTAATTGATTTGGAGGAAACGAAAGATTTTACGCTACCAATTTATTGGTTTCAGGAAAGATCTTGGGCGGAAGTACCGTATGGTCCTACACAATCTGGTATAGGCAAGGGTTCCACCACTCCAGCGGACCAGACAGGCTTTTCTAATGGCCAACTACGCATTTATGTTCTTAATGAACTCACGGGTCCCGATGAGGATCTAACTAATAGTGTTCGTATTTTAACTTTTATTAGTGGGGCTGATGATTATGAAGTAGCTGTACCTAATGATCACACTATTAAAAAGACTGCTTTCGGTGGTGAGTTTTTACATACCTCAACAGAGGCTAATAGTGCCTGGTCTCAAAGTGGAATTGTCAATCATGTAACTTCACAAAGTGGTATTTTGAACAATACTAAGGCTGCCATGGCCTCAAAACCAGGGCACGCCGGTTCTGAACTTTTGGAGCCAATCGGAGAACCGAGTAAACCAGACGCACTCTCTTTAGTGTACAATGGTGAGACTTTTGATTCATTCCGAGACATGTTCAAACGCTATAATTTAAGTGGAGTATTCGCAAGAAACCATTCCACTTCTACTGCGAATAGAAGTACTCGGTATAGATTAGTCTTACCCAATTTTCCCATGTACAATGGTAGAGCTGAAACTAATGGTATGTACCAGCAGTCTAGAGAGGGCGGATTGAATGCAGTGAATTATAATATCGCTGGCCGCACTCTACTTAATTGGATTACACCGGCCTACGCCGCGCGTAGAGGGGGTATCCGATACAAGTATATGATTGGTTATTATAGCAATTCAACCCCTAGTGGGATTGTGGTATCTAGAGGGCGAACTGGTTCGGCGCCCACGTTTGGCACACAGGAAGCTGTACTAGATACTTCAGCTACAAATAAGCATGCTGCACATTCTGTGCTACAGGAGACTGGACATAATGGGTGTGCTTTTACGTCCCGCCACAACCCTGTTGTTGAAGTAGAACTTCCTTATTACAGTAATAAGAAATTCGAAGATGCTTCCGACATCACTACGGCAAGTCAATATCCCGATCAAACACATTATGTAGATATATATGATGGCAATCGCCAGCAACATGGTGACATGGAGATTTTCCAATATGTTGCCACAGGTGAAGATTTCAACCTTACGTGGTATGTCAATGCACCATCATTTTTCGTGCAGAATTATTCTCTCGTTCAATAGAGAATAAATGGTTTTAAAATAAGAGGAATATTCTTTCACTATTAACCATGTGTAAAACTTTACAATAGGTAAACAGGCTTGTTTCCTATATATACACTCTGCAACCGGAGTGGCCGCCCCAGGGCGGTGACAGGTAGTATCCCTTTGGGATCAGCGCTGAATTTCGTAACTGGAATTTTTTGTCTCTTAGAAGAGATTAGATCGTACTACCTGTTGGTAGATGACTAATTCTTTTTTAGAATAGAGTTTTTTGAAGGTTAGATATTCATACAGAGCGCCTGTCGCGCATCATTGCAAGATGCAAGTGACCGCTACTAGTTACAAATCCGAAGGGGATTAGTAGCGGTTGCGGCAGGTTAGTAACGCAAAA